GACTGTTCCACCAGCCGTGTTGAACGTAACGCTCTTCAGGCCGCTCATCTCCTGAGTGTCGCTCAACGTGACCGAGCTATTCTGAATCAGCTGGCCAGTGGTCCCATCCCAGCGAACCAAAGCGTTGTGCGTGGTCGGAGAAGCAGGACCAGAGACGTTTCCACCACCAGATCCTCCAGTTGCGGAGATGGTGATCGTATCGGTCGATGCATCAGCCGTGATGCTGACGTTAGTTCCAGCCACCAGTGTCAGCGTGTCGGAAGTGCTATCAGCAACTAGAGACTGACCACCTGCGGCAATGGTGGAGAAGATGTTCTGGTCCCCGCTGTTGGTGCCACTAAGGGTTCCAGAAGCGCCGTCAGCGATCGTAATACCAGAAGTTTTAAGCGTGGAGCCACCGGCGCCATCAGCCCTCAGGATCGCATTGTTCGTGGATCCAGTGTTACCTCCGATTCCACCGCCTCCGCCACCACCTCCAGCGTATAGCTCAGTGAAGTTGTCGTTGCACTTGTCAAACGCTGTCCGCAGCGGATCACCAAGACCGTCATTGGGGTTAGACCCTATATTGATGAGCTGCTGTGCCATACGTCAGTACTTCTTGCTGAACTTAGTGTTCGTCGGAGCAAAGCCGACCTGCAACTTGGTTCCCCCGCATTTCACGCGCACCTCTGGGTTGTCGCGCTCCACCTCACGCAGGAACTGAGAGTCTTTCCAACACTCGTAGCCAAGTTTAGCTCCCCAATGATGGTACAGCGTCGGGTCAATACGCATCCGCAACCGACCAATGCCGTCGATGCTGCGGAGATCCTGCTGGCTGTCCTTGGCGATGCGCTTCTGATGCACCTCGGCATTCACCAGATCTGCGTGATAACCGGTAGCCAGTTCCTTGACCACATCCTGACGCAGTTGCGCCGGGAGTCCTTCGAGTACGTTGTCTAGTATGGGTGATTGCATGGTATAAAAAAGGGGAGCACCCACCGATATGGCAGATGCTCCCCGTTGAGTGATTTATTACGACGCGCCAGCGAACATGCCGAAGCCGCCGGGGTTCTTCACCACGAGACCGGCAATGGCCTGAACGAGACGGATCGGGCCGCCGCCAGCGTCAGGGAGATCCTTGACCTCGGGCAGCTTGCAGTAACGGATCTCGGTCATGTCCATCGGGATCACGTAACCACGATAGGCTTGCGAATCCAAAGCCGCAGAGTTCTTGCCACCGATGAAGGTGGTGGGGTGCAGGATGAGACGACCGAAGTCACCCTCGAACACGTCGATGGAGGACGCGAACGTCGAGCTGGACAGCTCCTGATTGAACGTGCGAACAGCCGTGGCCGCGATGCTGTTAGTATTGGCAACCTGCGTGGCAGAAGAGCTAGTCAGGTTCGTGAACGCGCGCTTCAGGGTCGTTCCGAGAATGCAGTCGTAGTCGCGGTACACGCCAGTCTTGGAGTAGATGGCGGTAAGCACGTTTTGCACGGTGGACTCAGCGAAGTTCGCCGAGGTGACAGAGCTGATGGCATTGGTAGCCGCAGTGCCCGGGGTCACGCCGCCAGCAGGAGCGAAGGCGGAACCGGAGGCAAGAGCACCAATGTTGGAGCTGTTGGTGCCGAGGAGCCAGTTACCGAGGGAACCGGTCTGGTAGGCAGTGGAGGAGCCGTTGTCCTGCTGCGCCGCCTGATTGGTGCAGAGGAACGTACTCTCCATATCCCGTTTAATCTCAACAAGGAGCTTAGCAACCGAGTATGCGATCTCGCTTGCAGCACCGGCAACATTCTGCGTCTCGGCGATGAAACCGACACGAGCATTGCGGCGGAACGCCTGAGCGTAGTTAGTGACGCGCAGACGATTGGCCGACTCGTTCGTGTAGCTGGAGACGTCAGTGCCGTCGATCACGCCGCCAAGCTGAGGAGCGGAGTAATCGTCACATTGCCATGACATGACTACGTTTCCAAGATCCTTCCCCTTGGGAGACATTGACACAAAGGGGGTACTTTTAGCGTCGACGTTAGCGATATAGTCGGCCAATTCCTCGCGGACGCCGACCTGATTGTTTACACCAAGATATGCCATAGTATTAGGATTTTAAGATTGTGTGTTGAAGCAACCGCGACAGATCGGCAGTGCTCCCACTTTGGTTGAACGCCTTCTTGGCAGACCGCGCCGCATCGTTGGCCTTGTCAGACTTGACCGGACTCGCCTTAGGAGCTGCGGGCTGTTTCGGAGCCACCTTCACAGGGGCCTTTGCAACCTTCGCGCTCTTCTCGCGTTCCATTCGAGCCTTCCGACCTTCGAGGAAGTCACCGATTGCAATCTGGTAGTCAGGAAACGACGCAAGCTGTGGCATTTGCCGCAACACCTGCTGCGCTTCCGAATACGTCGGATTGCTACGGTCCTTCCACCAAGGGTACGCACTCTCCGCAACTGGCCGGACTTGCTTGTACGTGTTCAGGAATTGGTGCCGCGTCGGAATGTGAACATCCAAGGCATCCTCGACTCGTCGCCGAATCGCCTTGATCTCATCCGCGCTGTACTCTTTCCCGCCCACTTCGCAGCCGTCAGCGTTGTCCTCGCACCACCTTCTCAACTCCCGGGCCTTGCGGTACTCATCGCTGAGTTTCGCCTCGTCCCAGATGTCAGAGAACGGATTGTCGGTCGTCGCTGCCGCCTGCGGTACTGCCGCCTGCTGCTCGAGTGCTTCCAGCTTCGTCCGCGCCTCATTCAGCTCCCGCTCCAAGGCTTCCGCTTTAGCTGCGGCTTCCTTTTTCTGAGCAACGAGCTTGTTGATGCGCTTCTGGACTCCAGCCGGTTCGTCCTCGGTAGCGTCTTCAGTCTGCTGAGTGGTTTCCTCCTCAGCGGGATCCTCCACGGGTGTCGCCTCCCCGGTCTCAGCAGTCTCGGACGCTGACTCCTCGGCAACCGGCTCATCTGCACTCGCAGCGGCTGGTTCCGGTTCCTCGACAGCTTTCGGAGTCTCAGAGAACCGAGTCTCCAACAGTTTCGCCAACGCCACCGTGTCGAGCGGGATCGGGTTGAGCGGTTGTGCCGTGTTTTGTTGGGGTGTCGCTTCCCCGGTTTGTGTTGCTTCCATGCTTTTTAGGCCCTGCAAGTCGGGCATACTACGACAGGGTTTAACGCTAAACCCAGAAAGCTGAAGCCCTCATGGACTACGTTACCGCTAACGTCAATCAATTATTCTTGGGGAGCTTCCAGCTTCAGACCCATCTCCACGAGGAACGAGCGTGCATCCGATAGAGCAGCCGCCCGCCCGCAGTTGTACGCCCTCGCTTCCGGCGTCAGTGCCGAGTTGATCGCTGCGGACACCTCATCAGCAATCAATTCACTCAGCACCTGCCGCAATGCACGCAGCACCGGCTCATGTTCACCCACACCACCCAGCGCCATCTTGAGCTGTTCGTCAGTCATTCTCATTGAGGAGTCGCTCCGGGTTGCACGCCAAGACGTCCAGTGACCGCGTTCTGTTGCTGTTGGACGCTGAACTGAAGATTCTCAACGTACTTCTGCAAGTTAGCTTGGAACAACGGATCCTGTTGTGCCTGCTGCTGGTATTTCGGGTTCGCCTGCAGGATCTGCTGCGCAAAGTTAAGCCTTGCTTGAGCTGTCGGATCGTTCTCACGCAGCTTGGGAGGATTGCCAAGGCTCATCAGGCCCAGTTCATCGTTGGTCTCGTCGAACATCTTCTGCGAGGCCGGTCCAGCCTGCATGATAAGCTCATTAGCCAGAGTCGGATCAATCGCACGCAGCGCCAGACCCACCAACTTGGTGCGATCCACCACGCCAACGCTGTCCAGCGGCAGAACGAGGCTAGAAAGCGCCTTGAGCTTCTCGGTCACGAGGTCGGTCTGCAGCTCGCGCACGTCGAACTTCAGCGAAACGTCGAATTCTTGGACGTTGGTACTCAGCGGAACGTTGCTTCCGGTGATACGAGCCACCTCTTCCGGCCCAGTGTACTGCAACGTTAGGCTCAGAACCTGCCGGAACGCCTCGGTCCAGCCATGCAGCCAATTATTCACGAGCCTCTGCTGCCGCATCTGAGTGAGCGCAGGAGGCACTTTCTCGGTGGGACGGCCAAAGTACCTGTCCACCTGCGTCTCGATGGCTGCGATGAGGTTAAACGCAACACTCGGCTCACGCGCAGGCGGCTGCATGAACGAGATCTCGCCCGGACGCAGCACCGGAATCTGCACCGCAGGCCCAAGACGCAGGTTTCCGCCCCTCGTCTTAGGAACTTGGATCGGCGGAATCGTGTTCAGGCTCGTGTAATCGAAGATCGAATCACGCTGGGCCTTGATTTCATTCTGCCAGGTGCTGCAGATCTCAGGAACACCACGGCTCTCGACGATCTTCCGATGGATCACCTCGCTGCGCCACACGATGAACGGATACTGACCGTGCTCGTAGTCGATCAGCTCGAACTTGCCCCACGAATCACCCACTTGTGGACAGAATACTGTACAGTAAACGCCCGGGACACCGTCTTCATCGAGCGCCTTCTGGTAGGCGTACACCACCTCGATCAGGTTCTCACGGTCCAACACCGCGTTGTTGGTCAGCCCAATGGTGTAGGTGTAGTCGCTGAAGTTGCTGAACCGTCCTCGGGTGGCAATCGCCTGCTTAGCCCATTCCTCATCCCAGTCGTCGGTCTCGACATGCTGCATCACCTCGATTTCGGTCATGTAGCAGCGACGAAAAACCACACGAGCACTCTGGATGTCGGTCGTCTCCGGCGGGAACGCCAGCTCATCGTATGGAGCCAATGCCGCAACGCTCGGAGAGTTCTTCACCAGCGTCGGCACGTAGATCTCGCACTCGCCTTCCTCACGCAGGTCCTTCACGCACTCCAGAGCCTTGCGCTTCTTGAGATTCGGGAAAGCCGCCATGAGCAGCTCGGCCAACTGGTCGGTGGCGTCCGGATTCGCCAGCAGATTCGGCAGGTCCGCCAACACGCTGCCAGTTGGGCTCTGCGCCGCGATCGCCATGAGCTGCTCGACCGTGACGTACTGCTCCTTCTGACCGATCTCCTGCTGCCACGAGACATGCACGCCCGCCCAGCCGTAGGTCCACAGGTACTGACTCAAGAGCTCCACCTCACGGGTCATGTCCGTGTAGAGCTTCTGGTTCATCACCCAGTCCATGAGGCTGTGCGCCGTCACCGCGGTGTCCAGATTCCGCACGTTGGTTGGAGCAACACGCAGCATCGAGCGCCAGAAGGCCGTCGAGCACACGTCAACCAGCCCGTTGACCACCTCGTCAGCCAGCGGGATCCGCGTATCGGACGCACCGTCCCAAGGGAACGCCATCTTCCCATTCGGCTGGTTGTCATTCCACTTCTTGCCGTCACCGCTCTGACCGTCCCAGCGGCAGTACCGGGTGTTCTCAGCCTGACCAACACGAGTCCCAAGACCAAAGTCAGTTGCCGCACGGCGCAGCTCCTCGTTCAGCGCACCCACGTCCGGCGCGTCACCCACATGCGCCATTGCATCACCACTGGTCTTGTAACTCGTCGCGTATTGCATCTGCAGCCCTTTGGTCTCTTTTTGCCTAAAAAGCAACGCTAATACCCCCCTCCGCCGTAGCTATCCAGCCCACCGGCACCCACATGCTCTATCTTGGAGATCAAAAGCATGCCCAAGCAGTCGATCGGATCCTTGGATGCACCCTTCTGGCCATCCCTGCCCGTATGCTCTGACATGCACCAGATCAGGTTGTGCAGGTCGTCCACCACGTAGAGCCTCGGCTCGTTCAAGGACGTGAGCGGCTTTGTAGCGTCGTAACTCAGGTCGGAGTTGATGGCAGCCGTCCGCTGGTCAACCGGCACACCCGGAGCTGGAATGAACGCCATGCCATCGTCCTGATCGCTAGGCTCGGCCAGTAGGTCAATCAGCGTCGTCCCACCCTGCTCGCTCAATGCCGGACTGCCACCCGCTCTAGGGTCAATCAAACGCATTACCGGCTCCCCACGGCCAATCTCTTCCTCGATAGTACGGAATAGCTGCCGGTACTCGATCACGCTCCGACCCGCCTCCAACGTCTGAGCCGGACCCGGTTTTCCGTCCGCCTTCTCACTCGGCAGCGCCCACTCTCCGTACCCGGTGAAGTCCGGGAACTCACGCACCACGACCTTCCGACCATCCTCGTAGACCAGCAGCCAAAGGCAGTACCAGTTACGGCTGCCTGCCGGGTCGCAGACCATGTACAAGGTCCCACCACCCGGAATCCTGCTTCGAGGTATGCAGTGAGTCTCAGGCCGGAACCTCGCAAACGCCTTGCCGATGTTGTCACTCGCCCAGCCATAGGCGCGCGTCAGGATCTGACCCATCGGCGCACCCACCAGCTTGGACTTCATCTCGTCCCACGGGTTGTACGGGTTGTCCTCGGAGTAGAAGAAGACCGTGCTCCTAGACTGCTTCTCCAATCGCATCACCCGCGGAGCCTTGCCCATAGGCCAAGTGGGCAATCCCTGCTTACCAGTCAGCATCTGCCCCCTGTGCCACTCGGTAATCGCCGCTCCACCGGTGAACTCCTTGTACACGCTCGCAACACCCTCCAGCGGGGTCTGCGTCACCAGCAGCTTACCCCTACGTGTAACCAAACGGTATCGTAGCGTGTCTACCCAGCTCTGCGGCACCAACTCGTCGCACCAAATCAGGTCCGCCTCACGGCCTTCGATGGTGTTCTCAGACTGCGTGTAGTTCAGAAAGTCGCAGCGGGAGCCGTTAGGCAGGATGAAGCTACCGTCCGTGAAACCGTTCTTCCTCGAGTAGTTCAGATAGTGGATCTTCCCCTTCTTCGTGGCCCTGAGACTCACCGGCAAGTAGTTGTAGATCGCAGGCTGCTGTACCGTGACGCTAGTGGCATTGCTCGTATGGCAGCAGAGCACGTTGCAGTTCTCCTTCGAGAGCAGCGTCTCCACCACCCGCCTAGCTGCCCATAGGGTCTTCCCAGCCCGGTTGCCACCGGAGATCAGAAGCTCGCTGCACTCTTCCCAGACCCCATTCGCCAGCACCCAGTGGTCCGGTATGAATCCGTAGGTGTAGGGATCCGCCTTCTCCAGCAAGCACAACTGCGTCCGCTGGTCGCGTAGCTCCAAGGCTCGGGGATGCTGGGCGCTGACCTTGGGTATAACCGGGTGCTCCGGTTGGCTGTTAACCCACTCGATCTGGTGCTTCTCGGAGCAGAACCGGCCAGTCTCACGGTCTGGGGTAAACGACCGGGAGCAGATGAGACACTTGCGGGGAGAGAACTTGGACTGTCGAAGGGGACGGTTTGCAAAGTTTTTTCCGATTGGGGAATGCGTCACCGTTGAGCGCCCAGCCGAATGCTCGACCCCCTCCCCCCCTATGCCTGACGCATCTGGTATGACCGACTCGGATTCTTCACGATGATACTGGCTAATGCTTGGCATCAGATCCTCTCAATTGAATATAATACCTACTGTGCAAGTTCGTCACGAGCCCTCGGGAAGCACCTCAGCGTTGGTCTCGACCTCGACGGCGTCCTGTTGCCCCTTGGTGCCAAGCTCCTTCATCAGGTCCCTGTGGCTGGCCGTTAACGATAAAGAAGCGTGGATTGACGTGGGTTGGCCCTTCAATGTGTTTAACTTATCAATAGCCACAGCCAAGCTGATGGGAAGTGTCCTACTGTCTATCTCCTCGATCGCCGTATCTGCCAGCCTTCTGGTCCCCTTCCAGATAGCCACCTCGAGGAACCCTGTGACGTCTGTCCGCCAAGCCTCTTCGTTATCCGGGTAGTCCTGTGGCACTTTGACGCCTCTAACCAACTTGAACGCGGTGCCTTGGCATAGTCCGGTCTCGTCCGAGATCTTGGCGAGTGACTTGTTGGTCAGCACACCTTCCACGACTGTATCTGCGATCTCTTGGGTGAGCTTGGAGTTGTGGTGCTGTCCGGGGTGCAGTGTGACCTTATAGTCGTGTTCTTCGGCCAGAGCCTTGATCTTATCCGCCAGAGCCTTCGGACAGCGTGGATCGTCACGTAGGGCCCAAGAAACCATGTTCCGGTCCGTGTTGGCCAGCTTGGCTAGAGTCTTCTGAGATACCTCTTTGGTGGGCTTACCCATTACAGCGTGAAGTTGAAGTCTCCCCAGTGTCTGAGCTTCTCGATTGGGGTGTACATGTACTGCTTGACCCCAGCGAGTGTGAGACGGGCAGAGGCAGCGTAGTCTTCGGAGAGGTAGTCCTTGCCCTTGTCACACTCTAGTAGGAATGGCAGCCAGAGCGTTGGGAACATGCCTGCCATCTCGTCGTTAGCCCAGTCGATGCGATAG